GCTACATCAATGTACAACTGATTTGCATCTATTCTTGCTGATGTGTTGTTTGTTTCATCACACACAACAAGATAGTCATATATACCTCTCTTAGCAACTAGGTCGTTTAGTGTACTTTCTACCTGCTGTTTAATCTCATCTCTTGTAATTTTGTCATTTGGTTCAAAAACAAAATCTAATGCAATACTTTGTAGTTGTTTTCTCAAGTATGCAACAAGTCTAGCAACATTTATTCTATCTAATGCACTAGTTGTTACTGCTCTAGTTTTGTTACCATAGTTCATTAATCCTTGTCCTTGGAAGAATGTTAATGGATTGACTCTGTTAGAATAAAGTGTATCTCTTAAACTTTCTCTTACATTATCAGTTACAAACTCACTTGTGCTTGAATTAATGTATCCAATGCTACTGACATTATCTAGTAATCCTCTTCTAGAACCTGCTGGTGCAAACCATTGGAAACTGATATCATCACTTCTTGCAAAAGTTCTTAACATTGCATGTGAAGCCGGAACAACAACACTGTTATTGCTTAGATCGTTTGCCAATGCACTAGGATAGAACACAGCCAAATATGGATCGCTTGTTATTAATCCATCTTCACTGTTGTCACTTGCGGCATTGGTGTTAGTTGCCCAATTTTGTAGATCTGTGCTTGTTGCATTCAATCTAAACGGAGCATCTCCAATTACAAAACCACTTTGTCGTCTATCATTGTTTAATGACACCATGTTGCTGATTAGTTCTGGATAACCTGGAGCGGCAATAACATTATAGTTCCTTGAATCTTCACGTAATTCTGTAGAACTATCTAATGCAGATTTCATTGCGTTTGAAACAATTATTCTCTGTGCTTTTCTGCCCATATATGGTGATCCATCTGACTTGTTACCACTTGCTGTTACCCATGCATCTTTTTCTGTTGGCAATGTTGGATACAATGTTGTATCAGCAAAATTTGTTCTGCTGAAGTAATTGCTCTTGAATTGTCTTATACCGTATGTGCTACGTCTTGTGTTAAACAATAACATACCTTTTGGATACACTGTTGGATCTGGTCTATCAATATCAACATCATCATCTGTTAACAATGTTTTTGTTGTTGGGATAGTACCTGTAACAACATCAGTTGTGGTATCACCCATAAATCTTGCATCAGCAAAAAGTATACCATTTTCTGTTGTTTGATCTGTGTTATCAATCAATACCCATTTGTTTTCACTATCAACACTTTGATATCTGTAGATTTTTGGATAGTTTTCTAAATCACTGCTGTCAATCCAAAGGTCACCAAGTACTAATGAACTCTCATCACTTTGTTCTGTTGGTTCTGTAGTGCTGAAAATTACACCATCTGGACTTGTATTTGATAAGTTGTGTCCTCTAGCATCATTTGTTACATTTTGATAACCCTTCCAAGTTGTACCATCGTGTATCATAATGTCTGCTTCAAGTCCTGTGCTGTACCAATATTGGTTGTTGCTTGGATCTGATGTAGGTTGACTGCTACTTGCTGTGTAAGTTGGAGCAACCCAGTTACTTAAAATTAAGTCACTGTCGTTACCTGCTCTAACCTGTCCAGTTGTAATACCAGTTACAATACCTGCAGTTGCTAAAGGTGTACCTGAAGTATCTTTTAATCTAATCACACCACCTAGTGCATGTTTAATTTTTATTGCACCGCTTGTAAGTATTTCTGCACTTACATTGTCTACGTCTGCACCGTTAATATCACTTGCTAACGAAGTTAGTGTTGTTCCACTTAATGTAACTGTTACGGCAGTAGAAAGTGTTGTGCTGTTTGCGGCACTTGCCTGAATAGTAAAAGTATTACCACCAGTTAAACTTGCTGTAGTAACATTTCCTGTTACTTCTAAAGCACCTGAGGCATATCTTCTAAAAATTTTGTAAGTTACAGTATCGTTTTCTGTAACATCAAACTGTACATAATAAGAACCTACTGCAATATTCTTACCACCTGTTGTATCTAAGTTTCTCAATGCAGTTCTATCATTCTCATACAACGGAGCAGTAACAGAACTAAAAGTGTTACTTGAAGTATCATATACACTAATGTCAAAATTTGCACCTAAGTTAACTGCTGTTGTCTTAATCCACACACTGCCTGTTGGTCTTGGTGTAGTATCAGATGTTTTCCATTCTGGTACATTGTAGTGTTCTGCTTGTGCAATCACTGGTCTTGCATATGTTCCAGCAGTTAATCCTGTGGCACTTAAAATTGTACCTGATCCATTTGCAAGAATAATCTTTCCATCAGTTGTTGATCCATCTGAAGCGGCACTGCTGGTTGCATAAATTTCAATTTTATTATCAACTGCCGCGGCTGTTACACCTGTAATACTTGCACTATTAATACTTGATGCAAGTGCTGATACAGTAGTACCACTTAGTGTTACTGTTGTACCGTTGATAACAATACTGTTTGAGTTTGTAAGTGTTGGACTTGCTGTTGTTCCTGCAATAGTAGGATGAGCAATCTGCCAACTTGAACTACCCACTAATACCCATGCATTGCTTCTGTTCTTATAGTAAGTTGGATTGCTAACGTTTGTTGCTACTACGGCGTAATCACCAATTGCACCAATTGAAGTTTTTGGCACACCACCATCTAAATCGCTTGTACTTGTAATAACTGTTGGTACCTTATTTGTAAACACTCCTGTGCTTTTGTTCCACTCAAAAATACCAAATTTGCTATCTGTACTTGTATCAAACCAAATTGTACCGTTACTAGGTTTACCTGTTGGTCTTGAACTTGATGCAGTCAATTGTCCTAGGTCAATGTCTGCTCTAGTTACATATGCTCTGTTGCTTACACCTAATAAACTGTAAGCCGCTAACAAACCATATTCGTTAAGTTCATATCCATTAAGTTGCGAACCTGCTGTACTTTTGTAAAAGTTTGGGTTACCAAAAGTATTAACTAATTCTCTTTGACTTCCAATTAAGAAAGTTTTTCCTGCGTTTGCAGATGTTGTTCCTGAAGCAGTTCCTGATCCAGAACCCTGTGTTTTGTCTTGTGCAGTTGCAATTAAAATACTTGCAACAGTTCCTGTTTCTGAAGCAACGTAATTGCTTTCGTCGGTTACAGTAACTTCTACACCTGGTGATACTAGTGCCATATTTTTATTCCTCTCGTTAGAATTCTATACAGTATTTATTAAAAACCTTTATAATAGCCATTTTTAGAAGTTTACCTTTAAAGGTGTGTAAATAACACTGTTATGAGGCCCATTTGCAAAGAGTGTAACATTAGAGCATGTGCTATTAACTATCACAAAGATGATAGAGTGTACTATAGAAAAAAGTGTGAACAGTGTTTGAAATTACACAAGCCTGTAAAACCTAGTTGGCATCTAGCAGGATACAAACCAAAAAGAAAATGTGAATATTGCAACTTTAAACCTATCTACAGAGAACAGGTTACTGTGGTTCATATAGATGGAAATCTCACCAATGTGAGCAGAGACAACTTAAAAACTGTTTGTTTGAATTGTTGTGTTGAGATCAGTAAGAATGGTTGGTATCCAGGAGATCTAACACCTGATTAGTTAGATGTTGTATGCTACTGTCATTTTGTATTTCATAATCAAAATCCCAACCTACCCATTTGTATTCACTGGCATGTATTTCAGGAAATTTATCTTCCATGTTATGACTTATAATTGAGTTTGGTGTTGCAGTCCAAAGTGATCTATTATCTTGTACTGCAAGATTCCACCATACAGGATCTCTTTCTCTTTGTACTTTGATTAATATTCCGCCCACTTCTTTGATCATTGTGAGTTCATTATAGAACCTTACATCAGGAATAACATAATTTTTATTGATATTTTGTAATAATTTATTTTTTACTAGACTTACCCATATGCCGTCATAAAATCCTTGACGCATACATTCTGTACCAAACTTTTGTAACACAAGTCTTGGTGTAATTTCTTCGCCAGTTTCTTTAGTCCAAAATTCGTCTGGTGTTTCTCTCCATTCTCTGCTTTCAGGTGTATCACCTTCCAACATGTCTCTGTCCCAACCATATATAGTTGCTACACCATCTTTAAGTTTATCAGCAAAACTTATTTTTTCAAAACCATGGGTATCCACTAAAATGTCAGCAACAGTACCTTTACCGCTACCTATTAGTCCGCATATTCCTATAATCATATATTCTCGTTAAGTTAAGTTAAAGTTATCCAATTATAAAACTAAGTGGTTTACTGCCATCAACAAAGTTTTTAAGTTCTTCGTCAAGTGTAACCAATTCGTTTTGTGCATCTGCCTTTAGTGCATCACCATTTAAACTTGTGCCACCTTGTGGTCCTGCAATAGTACTGAATTTACTTCTTGCTTCACCAAGTGTATATTTTGATAATGCAAGTGCATAATCTTGTATCCATGGTCCTGACTGTTTGTCTAATAGAATACTTTGATCAGTTCTTTGGTTATATACCCAAAGCACCACTTGTTCACCACTAGCACTAAATTTTCTTAATAGTGTTACTGTGTTTGATACAGGATTCCATTCAAAGTTGATGAAACCACCAAATAATCTAGCACTCAATTCTTGATATTGGTAGTACATTTCATAAGTTGCAAGTCCGCCTACACGTCCTGCTCTTAACAAATAAGTGTTGACAAATGCCGCTTCAAAAGGTTCAAACTGTGTGGTTCCTTCGTTAGCACCACTGCCTACACTACGTCTAAAAACCTGTCTTACTTCTTCTACTTCATCAGGTAAAACATATTCTTGTTGATTTTCTACAATACTCAAAAACAAATAACTACTTTCTACACTATTTGCGGCCCTTTGACGATATCTTCTCAGTGCTTTGTCAATAGCCATGTCATAGTGTTGTGGATCTAGTTCCACATCGACCATACCATCTCCTAGACGAAGTTTGATATAATCTATAGTATCATTTCTTAAGGTAGTAAGGTCTGTAGCCATAATACTTCCTTACTATTATGCAAAATCTAATGATGTTTTCGCAGTTACAGTTGCACTCGCTAGGTTGATACTATCAACTATACCTAATGCTTGTATCTGATCTTCTAAGTGAGCCGCAAATGCTTCACTGTTAGTACCATCATATGTATCAGCCGCATTACCGTGTGCAATTAAAAAAGCCATTATTTGGTTTGATCCGTGTAGGTCACCTTTGATGCATATTTCACATTCATTAGCAATGGTTTTAACTACCTCTGCAATAGTTGATTCAGGTCCTGTTTTGGCATTTACTGCGCCACCAAAATCTACTTCGATAAAAGTCATGTTAGCATCATCTTTACCAATAAAAAATTCTAAACCGGTTCCAATGGCAACTGGATGTGTTTTTGTTACTGTAGCCATAATAAATAATTCTCCTTGTTATAATGTATTTATTATTTCACTGCTTTTAATAAAACGGTATCTGCATTGATTCTGCCATTCAATTTTACATCAACACTATTAATTTTATCCAAATACTTTCTCAGTTGAACTTTGGTACATTTGTTAAATTCTGTAAGTTGTGTATCAGGCTTTCTCAAAGTTTTTGCAATACTTAAATTGGTATCAAAGTCTAGTATTGTGGCGCCTTTGACTGTGAGTGTTTTAGCCTCTTGAGCAACGTATTTGCCAATTTTTCTAGTTTTTACATTAAACACCCATAACTCCGTACTGCCAATTATTTCAACTGGATTCACACTTGCAGTTTTGTATTTTTCATCTGTTGCAAGATATTTCAACTTTGCTACAAGTTTAGTGGCACTTTTTGCAACAGGTTTTCTAGTTTTTCTATTTGCTTTGCTCTCTGTTATGATCATATTACATGCATTTACAATAGATGAATAAAATTCATAACCTTTTTTGATATCGTTTTTTGTTAGGTCACTGTATCCTTCTTTTATTTGCCCAATTATATCTTTTTGTTGTTCACTCATTTTGTCTTTTATTTTGGGAGGATTCAACAGTAGTGTAAACTCATCTAGTGATGGTTTGTAAAAATTTATAATGTGTCTTGTGTGTGCTTGGTTTACATTCAATGATCTCAACAACTTTACAATATCAGGTGACTTGAATTTTTTTGGGTCACTGATGAATTGATCTACAATTTCTTCTATTTGTCCTATAATCTCTCCGCTTACTTCACGAATACGTTCTTGGATATTCGGTGTATAAACATTTTCCTTTTGTTTTTCCACCTGTTGTTCTTTTTCTGCTAGTGGCTTTGCTTTTTCCAACCATTCTGCAAACTTGTTGTTCATCCATTTTTGAGATTCTTCAGGTGCAGTCAACTCATTGC